ATGAAGGTAAAAGAACTTATTGCTTACGCAAGGGGGGTGAGACCGGAGTCTCCCTCCCATGCTTTTTCAGATGACGTTCTGCTTATCTGGATAAACGAGATCGAGGGAATGGTTCAGACCGAGATCCTTCTCACGTCCCCTGCCGACATTATAACGTACACTGCGGATGATCTTGAGACGGAGCTTCTGGTTCCTGCACCTCATTCGAAGATCTACCGTGCGTACCTTTGCTCCATGATCGACTTTGAACGTGGGGAGTATAACACGTATTCAAACTCGGTGGAGCTGTTCAGAGAATGGTGGAATGAATATGCGGCATGGTATGCACTGATGTATGATCCTGCATCCGGCAAAGGTGAGCTCAAGGGGTATTACGTATCCGCATATGCCATTGCGGTAAAGCACGGGTACAAGGGTACCGAGGAAGAATGGCTGTCGGAGCTGGATCTTCGAGTGAAGGATGCGGAAAAGCATGCCGCCGAATCCGCCGCCAGTGCAGCATCTGCCATGATCGCGGTGACGAAATACCCGATGATCGGTGAAGATGGGTACTGGTACGTATGGGACACGGTGCTCGGGGAGTATGTAAAGACTTCGGTCAAGGGAGAGGGTTCTCCCGGTCCTGCCGGTAACGGTATTGCATCCATTACTCACACGGGGGTAAGGGATGCGGTAAACCCGAATTTTCCGAACGTATCGGACGGAACTCTTGTGAGTGACGTATACACGATCACTTATACGGACGGCGGCACGTTTGAGTTGGTGATACCCCGAGGATCAAGGATATTCACGGGAGGTTATGACGGTGTCGGCGAGAGCATCGGCAAGGATGACGGCATAATTCTAAACGTAACTGCGCTGCAGGGTGACTATTACATATCAAAGGTGACCGGTCATATGTGGCGAAAGGCATCGGATGCCGATCAGGCGTGGGAATATATAACTACCTTGGGCGGGGGCAACTTTGACATGGCAGCAGATGCTTCAAAATACCTCGCAATCACTGCCTTGCAGAATTACGATGCGTTTATAGTGCACGATCTTCCCGGAAAGACAATGGGAAAGATAACGTGGGATAGGCTCAGGTCTATAATTTCAAGTACGCTTGAAGGTTCTGTTTTTGCAGCCGGAATCATTGATAACAATTCGGGATGTTCTGCAACACTTCCTGAGCTTGAAGATGATACCACGTTGCTTACTGAAGCGGATATTCCCCGAATCGTAGCCGCTGTTATAGCGGAACTAAACAAGTAAGGAGAACACTATGGACCCTATAACAAGAGAAGAAAAACTGCTTGATGCCGTAGCAGGCGGCGGAGCATCGGGAATCACTCCCATAACGAGAGAGGAGCAGTTCCTTGCATATGCCGCAGGAGAGAGAGACACAAAGCCTGTGCCTATTACACGTAAGGAGATGTTCCTTGATAAGGTAGGTGGAAAGGAAACCCCCACCCAAGAAAAAACAATCGTTATCACCGAAAACGGCACAACAGAGGTACTACCCGATGAGGGGTACGCACTGGGGAAAGTTACGGCTAATGTGGCTGTGTATGATGCGGTGGACGATAGGGTGAAGCAGATGGTTGAGGGGACGCTGACAGAATATATTGATGATTCTGTGACCACAATACGACCATATGCTTTTTCTAACTGTAAGTCTCTATCCGTTGTAGATATTCCAAATCTTACGGTTGTCCCTGTGCAAGCTTTTAGGGCAGCAATAGCATTGAAGAAAGTTACTTTCCCCAATGCTACAGAAGTAAAGAATGCCTTTGATGATTGTATTAACCTTGAAGAAGTTAATTTTCCCGTGGCGAAAGAACTTGCCGATGGCGGTGGCGGGGGGTTCTCACAGTGTAAGGCTTTGAAAAAAGTTAATGCTCCGCTTGTAACTGCTCTTGACTTGAGAGCGACTTTTACTTATTGTTCGGCTTTGGAGACTCTTAAATTCCCGTTGGTTACGGAAATCGAGTCTCAAAGCGTAACATCAACATCGAGTGCTTTTTATATGTGCACTTCGCTAAAACGTCTTGAATTTCCCAAATTACAAACTTTTACCCCTTCAAGTATATTTTCCGGTTGCCCATCATTTAAGAGTTTAGACTTAGGATTAATGACCAGTCTTTCGTTCTCTCATTCACAGTTCATAAGGGCGGTTTTATCCACATTTCGCCATCTTATCTTGCGTTCGGACAGTGTTGTGACCGCTACTTCCGTTTCAAGTGTAACCAACGGTAATTTTATCGTTTTTGTAAAATCGGACAATGTAGAAGCGTATAAATCTGATACAAATTGGTCCGCACTGTATGAAGCGGGTGCGTGTACATTCCTTCCTTTGGAAGAATACACCCTTGATGGTACAACTTCGGGTGAACCCGATTGGGATAAAATCGAATCCGTAACAGTGGAAGGAGGTACAACAGCATGATTATCAAAGAAAACCTTACAATAAACGGACGAGCATTCGTCAAGACATACTCCGACAAGGGCATGATGGTCGAGCGTGACGGAGAGCTGTATGACGATGCCTACGATCCTGCGGAGTTTGATAGGAAATACACCGAGACGGATATTCCTATAGATACTCCCGATGAGCCTATGGATGAAACCGAAGAAAAGGCGAAAGCCTATGACATACTGATGGGGGTGAGTGAATGAGCTATATTGAAGATGCAAGACGGCTCCGTCCTATCATAGAGCAGGCTACGGCTTCACTTGACGATAAGACCGCATCTGAGGCGGCTGTGCTGTTTCCTGCACTCAAGGGAGACGGCTCTCTCGTTAAGGCAGGCACACGAATCAACTGGAACGGCACTATCAAGAAAGCGGCGGTTGATCTGTGGGACACTCCCGAAAACAGTCCCGACAATGCACCTGCGCTGTGGGAGGATATCCAGTACCGCGAGGGATACAGGATCATTCCCGAAGTTATCACTGCGACCACCGCATTTGCAAAGGATGAGTGCGGATGGTGGGGCACGGTGCTGTACCGTTCACTCATGGATGCAAACGTGTACACTCCCGAGCAGTATGCTGAGGGATGGGAGGTGATTATGTGACCTGGGAGATAGCGCTGGGGATATTTGCGCTGACGGCGTTCGTGATCTCCATTATAACACTTGTATCGAGGGTCACGTCCGTGATATCCCGATTGACGGAGAGCGTGGATAATCTTGACAAGACCATTGATGATATGCGAAAAAGGTCTCACGAAACTCACGCGGAGCTCTACCGCAAGATCGGTGAGCACGGTGAGAAGATAAACGACCACGAGACGAGGATCAAGATCCTCGAGAAGGGAGACAAGAAATGAAGCTTACAAAGAAATGGCTGAGGGCGGCGGCTGTCCGTGCGGCAAAGACCGTAGCACAGACTGCCGTTGCCACCATCGGCACGGCATCGGTGATGGGGGACGTGAACTGGATCGCAGTAGGCTCTGCATCGGCTCTGGCAGGAGTGCTGAGCCTGCTGACAAGCGTGGCAGGACTGCCCGAGGTTGAAGAAATGGGAGGAGCAAGCCCCTCCACTACCAAGAAGGAGGTATAAATTCTATGGTAACTTACAAAGGAATCGACACGTCCCTCTGGCAGGGGGCGATCGACTGGAAGAAGGCCAAGGCTGACGGCGTGGAGTTTGCCATCATAAAGGCATCCCAGGGCAGAACTAAGACCTACAACGCACCCTTCACCGATCCGAGATTCCACGAGAGTGCAAAAGGTGCAGCCGCAGCGGGGCTTTATTGGGGTGCATATCACTACCTCTGTGCGAGAAATCTCACAGAGGCGAGAGCCGAGGCGAAGTATTTCACCGAGCTTCTCATGCCGTACAAGCATCAGATGCAGTTATGGGCAGCCGTGGACGTGGAGGATTCCTCCATCGCGGCACTGACGCAGTCTGAGCTGACCGCTATCGTCGGGGAATTCTGCCGCATCGTGAAGGATGCGGGACTCCGTCCGATGGTTTACACAAACACAAACTGGCTTGAATGGGCGAAGGAGTTCATCCCTCCGAAGGATGTACCCATTTGGCAGGCGCACTACGGCCGTGCCGATCATCCTGCCGGTGCGAAGATCTGGCAGTACACCGGCGAGGGTAAGGTAGACGGAATCGCAGGAAACGTAGACTTGAACGAAGGCATCGACATCATCGGTGACGCCAACGGTGACGGCAAGGTGAATCTTTCCGATGCCACGGTGATGATGAAGCACGTCGCGAAGCACAAGGGAGTCAAAATTGACGAGGGGCAGGCCGACATCAACGATGACGGATACGTCACTCTATCGGATGTGTCCGCGCTGCTTAAGCGAATCGCGGGGTGGAAGTGATGCGGTATGAGAAGATTCCGGATAACTCAGACCTCACTCAAGAAGAGAGAATCGCGGAGCTTGAGGACAAGGTGAACATTCTTATAGACGCCGTTGAGCATCTTCATGAAAACTTAGAACGGATGAGGAAGGAGGTGGTACCCGGTGCTACCGAGAATAAGGTACAGTGACGGAATAAGACGAAGGGGACAGGACTCGTTCCGTGGGATAAATCGCAATCCCTTTGCCGGTGACGGCGTGATCTTTGATTCCATGAATCTCTCCTCACGGTATTACCCCGCGGTATCTACCCGGCCGAAGAGGTGGATGATAGATCTTCATGACAAGTTTGACACGGGATATTCCGGTGCATTCAACCACGTATATGAGGATCTTCTTTTCACCGTTGCATTTCATCTCGATAACACAATGCCGGCAAAGCTCTACAAGACGGATCTTTCCGCAGAGGATCCTCGGCCGGAATACATAACAGATCTCTCTGACAGTGCGTGGGTGGAGAACACTTTCACTGTAATGAACAATTATCTCGTGATCTTCCCTTCCGGCACCGTATATAATCTCGTGACCGGTGAGATACGGAACATAGAGGAAATATACGAAGCTCCCGGCGGTACTCTTAGGTGGTGTAACGGTGAACTTTACGGAATCGAAGCTGAAGCAAATACGGTTGAGACTACGGGTGAAGAATTCCCGTTCAATGTCGGCGATTGTGTTGTATTTGAAGGTGGACGTCACAACAACGGTGTTGTTGCTGTGATCCAGGAGATCAGCGATGACAGAAAAGCGTTAAGGTTTTACGAGAACACCTTCAAGTGGCAGCTTGATAGTGACGGCCAGACAGAGGACAAGCCTGTTGCTATCACAAGAAAGATGCCGAAAGGACTCTCTTACGTAATGAGTGTTGGAAACCGTCTCTGGGCCTGCGGCGGTAAACACATTGCCGCATCTGCTGACGGTGATCCTTTCAACTGGAATACGTTTGAAGGTACTGCTGCCGATTCCTGGCAGGTGGATGCGCTCGGAGAGGGAGATTTCACCGGGTGTGCAAACTACGGCGGTACTCCGATATTCTTCAAAGAGAATGCTCTTTTCAAGGTTCTCGGTGATTACCCCGGTGTATTTACTCTTAACGAAACACCTTGTTTCGGTATAGTGCCCGGCGGTGAGAAAAGTGTTGCAGAGGTATCGGGTTATCTCTTCTGGGTATCGTCTGCAGGGGTGATGTACTATTCCGGTGGAGTTGTAAGATCTATCGGAGTTGAGCTCGGTAAGATCGACAAGTCTTATGCCATCGGTGGATCCGACGGTATCAGATACTACGTTTGTTTCCATAACGGTGGCTCCGGTTCTGCAGAGCTGTACTGTTATGACACCGCATACGGTGCGTGGTACAAGGAAGATGAGCTTTATGTTTCTTCCTTCGTCGGCAAGACTGTGCTGTGGGCCACGGACAACTACGGAAGTCTTTACTCCGTGGGTGATCCTCCTGCAAGGTTTATTCCCGAATGTGCTGTAGCCGAAGAGGATTTCGCATCGCTTCTTCTCTTTACAGACTACACCTTTGACACTGCCGATCGAAAATATCCTCATGAGATTCAGACACGGTTCCGTATTGCCGACGGTGCCCGGGTAAAGCTGATGATCGAGTATGATTCCGAGGGGAAATTTATAGACGTTCCAGGCGGTGTGATCGATGGCGGAGAGGACGGCGTGAAGACGTCCGTGAGTCTTCCGGTATCTGTTCGGAGATGTGATCACTTTACCTTGAAGATCGAAGGTGTGGGAGAATGGCAGCTCTCGTATATTGCCATCGAGTCCTCAGTAGGTTCGGGAAAATAAAAACGAAAGGAGCCACAGATGGCTACAAGCACAAAAACAAAATATAATCTTAAAGATGCTAATAAGATGATCAAAAGCTTGTCTTCCGGTACTAATCTGCATCATCAGGTTGATGCTAACAACGATGGAAGAAAAGACAACACTGACGTTGAGACCATAATGAAATTTGCGGCCGGATGGAGTCCCAAGGATGCTATGGATCCTTACAAAGGCCGTGAGGTCAGTCCTTCGGAGTACGGATCGAAGCAGGAATACCTTCTCGGCAAGGTCACGGATAGACAGCCCTTCTCGTTCTCCGGTACCGATAGTCCTCTTTACAAGGCATATGCGAAGCAGTACAAGAGAGAGGGTGATCTTGCGGCGAAGGACACTCTCTCAAAGGTATCCGCAAGAACGGGTGGTGTTCCTTCCTCTTATGCGGTGACTGCTACAGCTGCACAGCAGAATCAATATGCCGGTGCTCTTGCTGACAAGATCCCTGAGCTGTATCAGATGGAATATAATCAGTATGCCGCAGATGCAGAGAGGGATAGAGCTGATCTTTCAACCCTTATGGGAGTGAAGTCTCAGGATATGTCGGATGCATATAATGCGGCAAGTGTGGGGGACTATTCAAAGCTTCAGGGAATGGACGTTGATACTTCGAAGCTGAAGGAGAATGACGCTCTGGAGACGGCTATGCAGAAGTTCCAGCTATTCGGAGACGAATCTGATCTCGTAGCTCTTGGATATGATCCGACATACCTGTACGAGATGAGAGGGCGTGAGACTGCCGATTGGAAGGCCGGATACGGTGATTATACCGACCTTGAAGGAATGGACGTTGATACGAGCAAGCTGAAAGATGACTATGCTCGTACTATTGCCGATTGGAAGGCCGGATACGGTGACACGTCAGGTGCGAAGGCTTTGGGAGTTGACACGAGCTACATGGATAAGACTCAGTCCCAGGCTATCCGTGACAATGATGCAAGCTACGCTATCACCATGTACAACACTACGGGTGATCTTAAATATCTCGAAGCTATGGGCGCCGATACCGGATACATAAAACAAGGCCGTGATCTTGACTATGCTCTTCAGGCTGCAAGCTACGGTGACTACAAGTACCTTAATGCTATGGGTATTGATACGTCAAAGCTTGCTCGTGATGAGAATTGGAACCGTGCCTTGACTATGGCCGAGATGGGCGATTACTCCGGACTCAGAGCCTTCGGTCTCGATACTTCTGCGATTGAAGAATCAAAGGCATGGGATAAGGCTATGAATGCTGCCGAGTACGGTGACTATGCTCCCTTGAAGGCTCTTGGTGTGAACACGGAATACCTTGAAAGCTCTCAGGCCTTTGAGACGGAATACAACCAAACACAGCTTGATCAGCTGAAGGGCAGTAGTAAATATACCGATGAGGACCATGCGGCTGCCAATATTACACTTGCAATGGGGCCCAACTATTGGGATGACTCCTTCAAAGAATACACGAGAAGTGTGTACGGGATGGAGCCTATTGATCTTTATTACTATGCTCAGGCTTATGACGAAGAAGGAAAAGCAACCGGAGTAACGTACTATGATGCAGTGAGCAGTGCTCTTGATGAGAAGGGGTATAATTTCAAAATACTGACTGAAGATGAGTGGGATAAAATGCCTCGGTCAGGAGTCTTCTCATCCTTGAAAAAAGACATGGGGGTTACCGGCTACACCGATTATCTAAGAAAAATCGCAAAAACATATCTGTAAACGGAGGATAGCATGATGAGAATTAAATCTGCAGTAAATCTCCCGAGGCCCGGCTTTGGTTCGGGTAACGGACCTGCTCTTAATATCAGACATATTAAAACGGGGAAAGCCAAGGAGGCTTCCCCGTTTGGAGCAATTTCAAAAATAGCATCTGCCGTAAGTGATATTGCAAATCCCGTCAATGCTATCGGTGGAGAATTCATAATAAGCTCATTCAACACCTTCATAAAAGAACAGTATGACAGCATTTCCGCAATTGACTCGGATAAGAAAGAGTGGGAGAGACATGGTAAATATACCGAATCCTACAACAATGCATCCGATAGGATCTCAAAATACAGGTCTTTGTTCGAGAATTCCGAGAAAACTCTCGATCCCGAAACTGCGAAAAAAGGTCTTGAAATACTTGATGAGCTTGAAGGTATATACTCAAACAGATCAGATGTATCAAAGTGGGCGTCTCAGTTCAAAGATGAGGAAGAGTTCAACACTGCCATGAGGTATAATGTATGGTACACGGCATACAAGGACAGTACTCCGGAGCAACGAAAGGAAGATCTGGCGGTGATGGAATCTCTCGGTGATGCCGGCACTGACAGATACGAATGGCTAAAACAGTATGATTATCTTAAGGCCGACACCGATGCGCTTGAGGCAGAGATCGATGAGATCCGACAAAGGCTTGACAGTATAGATTACGGCTACAGTGACGATGGAATAAACAGAGCACTGATAGAATCCGAATTCGGTGAAGGAGACTCGAATTATTACTCGTCGCTTGAAGGTGAACGTGTATCTTTGGAAGCTGAGCTCAAAGAAAAGAAAGGGTACCTCAGAGAAGCTGAAAAAGTACAGAAGGGATACTACTACAATTCTCTCATGCAGAATGATGATTTTGCGGAGAAAAGCAAATTTGATGAGTCAAATGATAATCCATATTATCAATTTGTAAATGGAGTAAGAGCTGAAGACTTTGTTGAAAAGCTCAGAAATTTTGAAGATGAAAAATTCTATTCATACGTAGGTCTCGATCAGTTTACGCCGGAAGAAGTTGCTATATTCAATTACCTGTACAATACTCAAGGAGCAGAAGCAGCAAATAAATTTAATGACTGGATGCAGGAAGAACTGAATTACCGAAAAGCAGGAGAATACTCCGAAAAATTTGGAGATAATGCTTTTTCCCGCTGGCTTTTTCAAGCATCTACCGGATCTCTTCGCTTTTTTGAAAATGTTGCTCCTTTGGTTACGGGAGGCAAAGTGCCCGAAATTCATACGCCTCTTGAAATCGCCAATGCTCAGATACGAGAAAAAACGGCACCCGGATTCGAACGTGGTTTATACGATCTTACAGGAACACTGTCTGACCAACTTACTCGACTTGGAGCCATGGGGGCGGTAAGTCTTGTGAGCCCAGCGGCCGGCGCAGCAGTCGGAACAACAATGCTGATGTCTTCAGCAGGCGGAGCAAAGTATAAAGAAGATATTCGGGCAGGTAAAACACGAGAAGAAGCTATAAGAGCCGGAATCCTCACAGCTTTGTCGGAATATGGTACCGAAAAATTATTCGGTGGTGTATCCGCGTTCGGTAAAAGCTTAACAGGTAAGTCGTTGGAGAAGGTAGTAAAAGGAATAAACAGCGGAGTCCTCAAAGCCGGTGCAAAGCTTGGCATCAGTATCGGCTCGGAAGCGTTTGAGGAGGGTGTTCAATCTGTTCTTGAGCAGACCGTTATCCCGAACCTTGCATACGGTGAGACTAACGGATGGAGTGATATTGAGTGGAGCGAGGTTGCGTATTCTGCCATGCTTGGCGGTATCTCGGGAGGAGTTCTTGAAGGTGCGACGAATATTGCACCCCAAGCAATTTCGCAGATCCGTTCCGACACAAAGGAAGGACAGAGGATCATTGACAATAACCTTACGGATTCCGTTGTCTCTTTGGCCGAGGAAGCACTCTCGGGACTTAAAACAAAGCTTGCGGATAAGCTTGGCGGACTTATCAACACAGTACGCAATAAAACTACGGCACAAAACGTGGGACGGCTTAGACGTGCGGTGAATGAAGCTCGTATTCAGCAAAATACGTCCGACATGACGGCTGATCTTGTGGGAAGAGGAATGGACTCACGTACTGCGGCAGACGTTGCAGAGAGATTCTCGGAGGTCCTTGAGGGTAGTGAATTTACCCGTGAGGAGTCAAGGAAACTTGATCCAACGAGCCGTACTTACGATAAAGTATACTCTGATGCGGCAAGGGATCTTATATACAATCCCGAATCTGTGGTAAATCAGCGCAACCGTACATACTCGGAGAGGTTGAGCGGGACAGGAGCAAGCAAAGCTGAGGATACGGGTAGGCAGTACAGTATATCGTATGACAGAAATAACACTCCTTTCGTTACCATTGAAGAGGATATTCTTGCAGGAGTTCCCGAAAATGAATGGAGAAAAACCGTCAAACGGAATCTGAAAGAAAAATTCCCCGACGGTGTTACCGTGGGGAACAGTCATATTCAGATTACAGGTAAGAGCCGCAGTGAGCTCGTTGGCAGTGCGTATAGCGAAATGATAGCTCGTGAGTCTCCGGAAATGTATGCGGACAAGCTGCGTTCTACCGATAATGCAGATGAGATACTGAGAGCTACGACAGATTATGTAAACGAGGCTCCGCTTCATCCCAGACGTGATGATATAGAGAGCTTCGGCCGTGGTAAGGTTCAGATCAGAGTCGGAGAATCCGATTATACCGCAGACGTTCTTGTAGGAAACAAGAAAGGCGGTGGAATGGTTCTTTATGACATCATCGAGCTCAATCCTACAACTATCTCCGAAAAGAAAAAAACGACAGCCGGCACCGCCCCGCTGACCGGAGAGGGATACGATGGACCAGACACTGCCGTCTTTGACGGAGACATCTCCGATGGCCGGTACCGGTCTACCGAATACAATGGATCAAACGTCTCCGATAACAGTATATCACATCCGGACGGATCTGTCAATACTCCATATTATTCCGATTCGATTTTGAAATCCCCAGAGGAGAGGGGACGTGAAACGAGAGAGTCAGCGGAGAAACAGGAGATCACTGCCGAGGACAGTGCTGTGTTTGAGCGTGTATCGGAGGAATTCGGACTTTCCGTTAAGTTTTATGAAGGTGATCCTCGAACAGAGGGTGACGGATATTATAAAAACGGTACGATCTGGCTCAACCGTTATGCACAGGATCCCATTGCGGTGGTGTTCTCTCATGAGCTCTCACACTTTGCGGAAAGATCCGGATGGTGGAGATCTTACAGAGATCTGGCACTTCGCAAACTGCAGGAGGATACCGGAAAGGATCTGCAGGTACTTCGTGCAGAGGTGACGAAGCTCTATGCACGTCACGGGGTAAAACTCGATACAAAGGGTGCCGATTGCGAGCTTGTTGCACAGTTTACCCAGGAGCACATTCTCGGAAACTCTGAAGATCTTCATAGGATCTGCGAAGAGAATCCTTCCCTTATGCAAAAGATACTTGACTTCATCGTAAACTTCCTTGAGAAGATCGGTATTATAAACGAGGACACCAGGCGTATCGACCGTGCAAGGAGGATGCTTGCAGGTGCACTGAGGGATAGCGGGAAGAGAAAAAGCACCTCCACAAATGTCCAATACAAAACATCTGACAGTAATAACAGCTCATCTATAAAGCAGCAGCTCCGTGAACATTCGGATGAGTTGTCATCAATGGATCCTGTTGCGGATATTGTATATACCCCTACAAATAAAAAAGCTCTTCGAGAAATGGCAAACGAAGAGTTCAAGAAAATCGGGTATAAGGTAGATCGTCAGAACTTCGGTGTTATCGAAATCAATGATAAGCACATAAATGAAGGTCTCAACTACATTGTTAGCGATGGAGAATATGCTGCTCTTTTGGCAGTGCCCAAGGTTCTGAAAAGAGGAAAAATCATTTCCGGACACACAGATCACAAAGGACGCTCTTTTGGTACTGTAACTATTGCCGCACCTGTTTCAATAAACGGTACTGTCGGTATTGTAGGTGTAGTAGTAAAAATGGCCGGTAAAAATCATTACCACACTCACAGAATTTTGATGCCCGACGGTTCTGAATTTGTTTTTAATAAAAATGGAGCAGAACCTACATCCCTTGACATGCCCGTTGAAAACAACGGCCAGGGGCCAAGCATCAGTTCTGCACCTAAGGATAGTATACCACAAGATCTCGACGGTGTCAAGCAGTATTCCTTCTCTCGTTCTGCCGGAAGTCTTGATGCTGATTCGGTTGCAGAAGCCGAACGTATGGAATCCGAAGGATACACCGAGGATGAGATCTACGACGCTGTCGGACTTTGGAAGGATTCCGAAACGGGACGATGGATGAAGGATAACGACACGGACGGGATTGAAAAGTACAGATCTGAACCCGAGCTGAATGACGGCCGCAGAAACGGTGTTGTAGCAGATCCTGACGTGTTCGGTGACGCCATTGCCGAAGCTGAGAGAATGGAAGATGCCGGAAACGGTTCTGCTGCTATCTGGGAAGATCTCGGACTTTGGAGAAACAGCAAAACCGGAGAATGGATGACCTATGACTCCGAACCGAGATTCGCTCCTTATGCCGGAAGGCTGTCCGCCGATGAATACGCGGCAAAGTCCAAGGGATTCTATGAGGATCAGGTGGATGTTTATAGGGATATTATAGAGCAAGCCCGACGTGCTTCGGAAGAACGTGCGCTTGGTTCTGAGGATGAGGCGCTGGCAGTTGCAGAACAGCAAAGAAAAGAGATAAGCCTTGCGAGAGGTGACATTGCTCTTGATACGATGGAGCTTATATTTGATGAAGCTGTCTCTGCTGAGCTTGAGAACAGTACATACGATATGATGGAAGCTCTTACAGAAGCTGAGGAAATGCGTGCGTATTTGGAGGAGTCATATGTTGGTAAGGAAAATTCGTCTGATGTCGATTCGGAGAAAGATAATGTTTCTTTTGACTACGGTGCTTCTCAGGAGGTCATCAACGAATACGTTGAAAAAGCATACTCTAAAGAGAACACGTCGGATTACAAAAAATATGCTAAGGTTTCCGATAGACTGATTGAGGATGTCGATGGTGAAATAGAGCTTGAAGGATATGCTCATGCCCTTCGGGATAATGACATAAGACACATTAGATATTCTCACGGAGAGGGAACAAATGAAAAATATCCTGTCACAATGCAGGATATTCAGAACATTCCGGATATTGTACAAAACTACGACCGTGTGGTGGTTTTCAAAAAAGATGCAAACCATGTTGGACTCGTTTATATAAAGCTTGCTGATCATGGACTTGTGTATTACCTTGAGCAGGTAACGGAAAAATACGGTAATGAAAAGCTCCTGGTAAATAAGCAGATGATAAAAACAGGTGATGGAGACATTCCGGATATCAAAGGTCTTGAAGGTGCTATTACAAAAAAACAGAGCAAGGCTGAATTTCTCGCTGAACTCGAAGAGATCCGCAAGGTGTACGTCCAAAACGTGCATCAGTCTTACTCTGATAATAGTATAGCACAGGATGATCCAAGTGTCAATACCTCAAGTGATGCGCTCTCTACTCTCGGTATAAAGATCACTCGACCTCTTGTATCCGATTACGGCAAGGCTGAATCTCTTCGTGGTGACGTGGCTGAAAGAGACCGTCTCAAGAAGGCTGTCAAGAAAATGGAACGGAGAATGGATAAGGACGAGAAGGAGCTCGGCCGCGAGATCGCCGAAGGTGTGAAAGACAAAAACTCTATACCGGAATCCATGTCCTTTACGAAGATCTCCGGATATGCAGATATGTACAAGCAGTACCTTGATGCTGCAGAGAAGGCGAAAGGTATTAAAGAAAACCGTGTCCGTACTGCCAGAGACTATGAGGCAAAGCTCGGTCGGACGATCGGGGAGGCTAAGGTTCGACATATTAAGGGCTGGGAGACAACAGTAAATACTCCGGAGAGGGTATTCCGTCTTGCTTTTGATCTCGATACTGCCGCAAAGCTTATCTCAGAGCTTATCTCTCCCATCCATTCCAATGAAGCTAATGCAACCCGACTCAAGAGTAGGATGCACAATGAAATTAGGGGAAAATTCGGGAAGAAGATATACAACAAGCTCGGTCAGCTCAACCGCAGTGTAAGCTCAGATTCGCAGTATCTTGGTGAAGCAGGTGCTACTGCTGAGATGTATACAGGAAAAAGTTTCTTGAGCGAAGTAGAATCCAGACGTGCGGATCTTCGTGAGATGAATGCGGAACTGCTTCACCGTGACGTGCTGGATCATGCAAAGAGACTTGGTATGGATCCTTCTGATGGGGAGTTCTGGAACAAGCTGACTTCGGATCTGACAGAGAGTAAGATCAAGGAAGCTGTGCAGTTGAAAGAGGATGCTCTTCGTGAGGATGCAAGGGTAAGGAGAAAAAACAAGGTAAAGGGAATCTCCAAAAATGAGATGACCCATATCAAAAAGACAGCTCGTGAATCTGCCGTGGGTGAAGTGAAACTCCTTCGTGAGAATGAAAAAAGCTACACTCCCGGTAAATACAAAAGAACGTCTGACAATAAGCTTCGCACTGCTGCAACTGAAGCCACTGCAGTGGATGCAATTGCCGAAGTACGTGAACAGCTTTCGAAAAAGGTTCCGAAGAAATTTAAAGATAATGCTTCCCGAGAAAAGTGGGTGGACGAACAGCTGACACTCCGCCTGCAGATCGCAGACGATCTTCGTGCACGGTACAATGCTCTTTACGATGCACTGAATGATGTGCTTGTAACTCACGGATATGAGCCCATCGGATTCATCAAGAATTATTTTCCACACATGCAGCCCGAGAGTCAGAAGATCTTCGACAAAGCTCTGCGTGGCCTTGGATTCAGACTTGGTGTCACTTCGCTTCCTGCTCAGATCGCCGGCCGCACTGATGCATTCAAGCCAGGTCACAGATGGGCTCCGTTCATGCAACACAGAAACGGAGGTGTTTCTGATCTTGATGCGATCGGAGGATTTGAGAATTATCTTTCCTACGCCTGCGACATCATATTCCACACGGATGATATACAGAAGCTCCGTGCTCTGTCAAATCACATTCGTACAGAATACTCTACCGATGAGGCGCGTGCTCAGATAGATCAGCTTGTAGAACGGTATGCCGCCGGTAATATAACCAAAGAAGAGTTTGATGATCTCAGAAGTAAAGTATACGAGAATAACGAGATCACCGGAGATGCCGGAGTCTTTGCTACCTGGCTTGACGACTACACCAACAAGCTTGCCGGTAAGCAGACGTTCCTCGATCGCGGAATGGAACACGCTATCGGACGTGGTGAGCTGAACGTGGGAGAGTGGTTACAGATGTCCTTTTCAAGATCTGCCATTGTGGGCAATATTTCTTCTGCGATCATGAACACGTCGCAGATTCCTCTTGCTGCAAAAAAAGTGGGTAACAAGAATATGTGGAAAGCGTATGGCGATCTTAAATCCGGGTTTCTTAATACCTATTTTGACTTTGATTCTCGCTCTGATTTTCTCACCGGAAAGAAGGGTGTTGACAGCATATCGTACAAGAATCTCTTTGAAAAGAGTATGGATGTAATGGGGATACCCTTTGAAGCTGTGGACAATTTCTCCACGAGGCTCATACAGCGCGGAGTGTTCTTTATGCTGGTAGATCAAGGGATGGACGTGGACAGTGCTATTCGTACCTCCGATCGTATGACACAGGCCATAATGGGAGGACGTACAAAAGGATCGATGCCGATGGCGTTTGAGAACAAGAACATCGTGGCAAAACTTGTGACTCCGTTCCAACTTGAAGTTGCGAATCACTGGGGATTCGTGCTCGAGGATATGCCGAATGAGTTTAGGATGTACGCGAAGGAGAACGGAAAGGCAAAGACTATAAAGCAGGTTGCATCGCTCATAATACGGTATCTTGTTGCGACATTCCTTTTCAACCGCTTGTTTGAACAGCTCTTCGGAAAGACACCTGCCATGTTTGATGTGATCGGTTGGGTAACTGATGCTGTATGTCATGCCTTCGGCACCACGCAGAAGGATGCGATTCGATCGATCATTACCGAAGGAACTCTTGGTAAATGGGAGTATGATGAGGAGGAAGGTGTCGAGAATGCTCTGTTATCTCTTAGAGATGATCTTATCGAAGATGTTCCTTTCGTGTCGAACATAACTCAGGCTATCGGATGGAGTGATGCCGGACGTATGCCGTTCCCGGATGTGTCACCGGTGAAGGATATTGCAAGTGCCGTAATGGAGATAGCTTTCCCGGACGGAGAGGGTGATGAGAAAATGGAGAATCGGCTCAGGGCTCTGGAAGATGCAGGCGCAGGCGTTGTTGAGATCGTGCTTGGACTTTTGCCCGGAGGATCGCAGATCAAGAAGACATACAAAGGTACGAAATCACTCATTGAAGGAGGAGTATACGACGATAACGGTAATCTCAAATATCCCGTTGACAGGAATCCTATGACATGGATACAGGGAACTGTGTTTGGTACGAGTGCTCTGTCCGCCACAGATGAATATTACGCATCCGGCGGACGTGCGTACAATGAGGGTGAGACTACTCTGATCGCTGATCTTGAGGCTACAGGAATGACGATGAATGAAGCCGCTGACATTATAGATCTGCTTGATGCTTCAGGTGCGAAAGAATCTTCCACCGATGATGAGGAATACACCTTCACCGGAGACGGTTACGCAGATCTGAATGCGCTGCTGTTCACCGATGACACCGATGAGGATGAGACGACGGCAAAGGAGGAAGCTCTTGCCGTGCTGAAGGATCTCGGTCTTACTCCCGAGCAGGAATATCTCATCTACCGCGAGAAGATCGCATCTCCGAAAGAGGTGACGCTCCTCGATGCCATTGACTACACCGGCGGTGATCCTGTCGCCAGTGCTGCGGTTCTCATGGGTATGCGTGGATGTGATAATGTCGGAGACAAGCTGCAGTACCTCATGGATTCACCGATCGACGACATCGACGCGGCAATGGTGTTCTACGGAATGCTTGCAAACGAGAAGGAACGTGCCGCCTTCGATATGCTCCGTGACGGACAGATGGAGAAGAGTGAGGACATATTCCAAACTCTTGCAAATCAGAAGCGGATCGAGAACATTCCAACGGAAGAGTTGAAGGCTGAAGGATATGCGAACAGTAAAGCCGCACGGTACGAATGCCTGCAGGAGAGTCCGATCACGGAATCCTCGAAGTCTGCGTATTATTACGAGCATCTTGCGACCGAGACGGACAAGGATGCTCTTGATGAGCTGGACAAGCTCGGCTCCGATATGAGCGTGATGTATTCTGTGGTAGGAGACGTGCGTTTTGCTGAGGACACCGGTAAGAAGTATGGGATCCTTATAGATTCCAACATCACCGGTGATGAGCAGTACGCAATACTCAAGTATTCGATAACCAAAAAGAACAACCGTGAGGATCTTGACAAGGATATTGATGACGTGATCGCCGCCGGCGGTACGGTTGACGATTATCTTGCAGCGAAGGAAGCTGTATTTGGGATTGAGTCCGACAAGGATCGGAACGGAAAAGCGATCAAGAATTCTAAGTCTGAAAAGATGCTTCGAGCTATCAAAGAGGCATTGCCGGATACGGATTATACAGTACTTGTGGCGCTGTATGAGATCTGCGGTGTATCGAAAAGCGTATATCAGAAGAAGAACACCGGTGGTCTTCTTGGAAATGGTGGTCTTTTAGGATCAAAGAACAAACTCGGTTCGGGTGGACTTCTTGGGAATAGGGGACTCCTTGGGTCTAAGGGACTTCTGGGGTAA